TCTCCTAAAAGATCGGACTGTCGCTTCACCTTTCGGTGTCCACTCGCCTCAGTCTCTCAGCGTGACATTTAATATGTTTTATGGTAAGCATGTATACATGAATGAAAATTGGACCTCAAATAAACTAAACTATTTAGCTGGCATAATAGATGGAGAAGGAAGCATTTCGATCGAAATACAATCGCAAAGTATTCGTCATAATCGTAAATGCGATTACTATTCTTTGCGCCTATTGGTGGTAAATACCAATTTACCATTATTAAATTGGATCAAGTCTAACTTTGGAGGAAGTATAAAATCTCGTAAATCAATTCCTAACAGGCGCCAATGTTATACCTGGAATTTATGTTCTCATAGCGCCGCCGCTGTTTTAGAAGCTTGCGAACCATACATGATTGTAAAAAAGTCTCATGTGTGTGTATTTTTACAATTTGCTGCAACTATGACCAAAGCTAATGTTCGTTTATCTGATGAACTACTTTCATATCGCAAAGATCTGTATCTTAAGCTGAAACATATCAATAAAACTTATTAATCGTCTTCGCCCTTGTCGCCCTCGTCTTTACGTTAGGGTTTCCAAGTCAATCAGAGCGGATTTAAAGCAGGCCATCTGCTTGCAAAATCAAGAAATTTCAAAGATCTAATTTTTAAAACCTGCTCGTTCAAGACTACATAGGTCACTATCTTGAACTATTACGGCACCTAATTGAAACCGTAAAAGGAAATTTTAGCATCAATGTCCACCGCAGTTAAATTTTGTGGTGGAGGAGTAACACCTGAATTTCCTAAAGGAACCAATGCTGTATTCAACGGATTATATCTACGCATACGTAGAGTTGTACCACCGTTTCTCGGCATATTTTTCTTCATTGCCGGAATCTTGTGGATCATATTAGGCACAGGAACACTCAATAGTTTATAACTAAACGATTGCTGACTCACTATTACTTTCGGAATTAAGGCAATTCCTACTGACCATTACTGGCGGAAGAACCGCTTCGGATTCTTCTCTTCTAGTTTCCTAGAAGGTTAGACTGTCGCTTATCCTCTCGGATTTTTGGGGCTCAGTCGTTGCGGCTACTTTATTACCATTAAACTCACGCATTTTTATATACGCGTCTTCTCGGTAATTTAGCTCGTCTCTTTTTAATCCCATAGTAGGAGATGCACAATCATTAATATTTAAACAATATTTTAATAAATGAAGTGCTCTGTTTTTTTTAATACGCAAAAAAGGAATTACCTCATTCAAAAATGGGATTATTTCTTTTTTGTTGCGCATATACCAATGATAAAGTGGTTTACTATTAGGACGTGAAATGCGAGCGCCATCGACATAATATTTGCCATATTTAAGATCATGAGAAATCAAAGAGATAGCGTCTCCTTCTACCATTGCAATTTTAATACATGGTAAATAAGTAGCGCTAAACCCTTTTCTATTAGTTTTACTTATCATAAAACACCCATCTGCATCTAAAATACCGGCTATATATGCCATATGCGTTTGCCTCTGGTTATCATACATAAATTTTCCTTTGCTACACTGAGCTCAGCATAACAAAGTTTTTTATTTATGGTTAGACTTTCCACGTAATCACCCAAAATTTTATACCGGCTCATTAAAAGTTAACCGGTGCTGGTAATATGGAAGTTGTGGTTATTGCCATAGCATTCCTTAAAGTTAAACATATAAACTGACTAATAGATTTTTTTATCTATTACTCAATACCCAACTTTAAGCTTGACGAAGGCTTGATTGCGTCGTGAACTGGCGAGGTTCAATTGCGCCGAAAGTGTGACATAGTGTCACGAGTTGAAGGTAGCGACTCTTCAATTGCGCTACTTACAGTATATTACATAACGCAAGCATAACATCAAGAGTAAGATGGATGGAATTTAAGGGGGAATATCCATCTTACTCTTATAAGTCGAGTAATTTCTTACCCTATTTACATTCTTTTACGGGCTTCATACATTTCTTGAGCTAATTGTTTCTTTAATTCGTCCGTTAATCCATTAGCAAACGCATTAGCTTTAGATAAAGGACTTTCACCTTGTTGAGGTGAAATAGAAGTCAAGGGTTTAGGTTTGTTAGCATTTCGTTGCGCGCGCTCTCTATCTTCTTCATATTTATCTTCCCTATAAATACCCATTTGCTTTACCATTTTATAAGCTAAAGCATGTTGTTTATAGGGATCTTTAGTATTTAAAATTGCATCAGCCAGATCTGGATCTTGCTCACGTAAGCGTTTTAAATTTTCAAAACTTGCTACTTTTTCAAAATCCGGGAAATCATTTTTCACTTTCATTTCTGTAGTGCTTAAATACGACTTTTGCGCCGATTCTTCTAGTTTTTCTTCAAGACGTTTAATTTTATTAACAAGCTGGATTAAATGCTTCCCTTCAGCTAGATCGTCCGGATTGAGCGTAAGCTCTTGTATATCTTCTTTAACTTGCTGAATTTGATGAGAAGTTTGTGAATTAGAAGACTTGGACTGCATTTCCTGTAATTGCCGCATGAGTTCATCACGCTCGCGTTCGGCACGCTCTTTAGCCGCTCGAACTTCCCTAAAACTTTCCTGGGGTGTAGGCGCTTTAGAAAATTGAATAGAAGGCGAAGTGTCCTGGGATACTTCTTCAGTTTGCTCGGTAGCAGACTCGGATGGCTCAGAAACTTCTTCTTGCGTCGCATGCGTTTCATGGGTCTCAGTTGCGTCATCGTCTATTCCATATTTTTCTTTAGCGGCTTTATTCATTGCATTTATTTGAGCTTGGCTAGCTTGTGGCAATCCATCCATACTAATTTCCTTCTAATATTATTGAATTTTTAACTTCACCGTTAAGTTTTTTAGAGAGAGCCAGTAGCTCTCCTTCCGAATCCTTTAATACAAAATCTAAGAGCCACCGTTCTTCAGGAATAATTTGTAAGGCATTAGCCTTAAAAAGCTGGCATGTTTCCTTAGAAGGAATTACCCACAGAAATTCTATTTTATCGTCTGCATGATGATAATGATAAACCGTTTGATCATATTCGGGAGTAGGACAAGTCTGCCTAGAAAAGAAATAATTACGGAGAACATTCTCTAACAGCTTTTCACGCTTAGTAATTACAACAACAAAGAAATCTGAATTGTAATCTTTTTTACCCTGTGCAACTGCTTTATAGATTTGATCTTCATATTCCTTGTGCACTTCGCGTTGAATTTCTATAGGATCTCGGGATTCAGCTTGTTTAAGCATCAAATCTCGAGCCATCTTCCCCACTGTTTCTTTCGGCATTAAATTTTTCTCCTCGTAACAAGATTATCAAGGTAAAAATGACATTATTTTAGCGAAAAATCAAAAGATGGTTAAAAATCAGGAGTAATTTTAACTAAATATGGTGATTATTCCGGGTGAGTTTCCAAAATGGCGCCTCTGAGGGGACTCGAACCCGACTATTTCTGCCGTGAAAGAGCAGTGTCCTAGGCCTGTTAGACGACAGAGGCTCCGTGAACAAAGATTAGTGAGGAGTACTAATCATTTCGCTTTCTTCTTAAGGTTTTTAGCTTTAGCTTTTCTAGGATAATTTTTATTTAATCCCTTAAGAAGTTCTTTATCTTCTTGAGCTTCCTTCTTATAAAACTTCATGTCGTCTTTAAAATGGGACACTACCTTTTTAGGAGAATATTTCTTTTTGGAGGATTTAATTAATTTTTTATCTTCCTTTATTTCCTCTTTGAATCCTTTAATATCACCTTCCAAGTGTCGAAATAAATCTTTTAAAAAAGCTGCGTTAGATTTATGCTTTTTCATTTATCTTTCCTTTTTACTGATTTACTTTTTACCACTCTTTTAGCCACTGGACTTTTACTTCTTTTTGCTAATTCCGGATATTTTTTATAGACCGCGCGTTTAATACCTTCAGGGTCAGGTGCATTATGAGCGTAAGCCAGAGCGGCTTTAGCGCGCTTAAGACTATTAATTGGATATGATCCCTGTGGAGCCCCACCTGCGGGTCCTGCAAATTCTTTTTTACTCACAGATTTATATTCACCCACATTGCTTCCACCGGGCCTCTTTTCCATTTCGCGTTCTTTTTGACGAGAAACTTTCATTCCTTTGCCTATTTTGACCAGCTTCTTTTTCTCTGCTTTTTTTCTAACCATTTTAAATCCTAATCTATTTCGTAAGATTGTTTACCAAACTTCTCTACATACTTATCTGCATCAAATTCATGATAAATAGGTTTCTGATATAAGTTGGCAGGAGCATAATGATCTTCATAAACCATACGACTGTCGGACTTTTCTTGAAGACGGCGTGGATCCGCTTCTATGTAAAATCTATCTCTCATCTCAACTTCAACTTCAACCTTGAGATTTTTTTTTCTTTTCATATTTTTCCTAAAAAAGGGGGTTTTACCCCCTCTATTATCTGACTCTGGATGTTTCTTCGAAAACTAGCCGTTTATTAATTTTACGTTCCCCTCTAGTTCGCTTAAACTGCATATTCGCAGGGATTCCTAACAGAGAATACGCTATCTTTTTTGCGCGACCTTTAGGACGCACCATTGCTGGCATAGTTTATCCTTTAATATTTTTCTGGATACGGCTCGCCTGATTTTCTACGTTCTTGACGAACATCGTCATTCATTTGAACATCTATACCTCGTATATCATCATTAAGGTTATAACGATCATAGTCAGTTTTAGGATAAGCTTCATATTTGACATATTGAGGAAGATTAGCGACCGCATTATGATCTTCATGGATCATTCCGGCATCTTCCAGTTCTTGGCGTCTGCGCGGTTCCATGCCTGCATAATGTTCTTCTTTCTTCATCTTTTTGCGATAAAGAGCTCTTTCTTCACCGCGAGATTCTGCCAATCTGTCTTTAGGAGATTGATAGTACTTTTTCTTTGCCATAATAGGCCTCCGATAGAAACTGCAACCGTCGACAATTTGTCGACAACTGCAAGGTTAAACAATTCACCTCTAACTACCTAGCCCTGATAAATTTGGCGTAGGCATGTCCCTCGTAGGAGCTTGCGCTTCAGAGAGGGATTCATTATTCATTTCAACAGATGTAACCTTCTCACGCTCTTTAACTATCTGAGATAATCTAATAATTTTCTCGAGTTGAGAAATATCTACATCTTCTATTTCTTTTAACGCTTTTGCAAAATGAAGTAAAGCCAATTCTCTATCTTTTTCAGCTTCCGCTTTACGCTCCCCAGCTAGGGCTTGATTCTCTTGGATACGAGATATACGTTCAATACCCAAACCACGATCAGCATATGCCTGAGCATTAGCTTTATTGGCCTCAGCCTGTAATTGCTCCATTTGAATTTGTGATTGTTGCTGCTGAATTTGTTGAGCTTGTTGCTGTTGTGCAGCAGAATTTTCCATAATTTTTTTCTTATTCTGAATAGTTGCTGCTTCCAGAAGGTCTTCATTAGAAATAGGAACCCCTGCTTCGCGTAATTGTAACATCTGAGCAAATTGCATTTGCTTTTGGGTAGTAGTATTAAGCCCTTCTTCAATAGCTATATCATATCTACCAAAAGCTTTATTATAAAACTGGGGTGCCGGCTCTTGCCCATTTAAAATTTTCTTCATTTTACCCGGAGTAAAATTGGCTTGAATAATATTAAGCATAAGTTGGCCAAGTAATTTTTGAGATCTGTCTAGTTGATCAAAAAGAATTTGTAAAGTAGTGAGACCAGCCCCTTGGCGTAACATAGACAAAATTCCTGCTTTATCATCTACGGCGGAACCTAACAATTCTTCATTCACCCCTGAGATTTCTTGGACCTCTCTAGCAAGCAATTCGGAAAGCTGAATCATTGATGGGGGAACTTGAGGCGCTTGTATCTGTTGCACATCCGTCATATTAGCTTCTTCTTTAAGAGCTAATCCTCGTCCTTGTCCAGCTAAAAACACATCCGCTGGATTAACAAGCGCATTTTCTTTATATATCCATCCAGAATTAATTTGCGACTCCAGAATATCCAACTCAATAATTTTGCGCCGGTTATAAAGATATTGCGCATCCCGCAATCCACGCACCATTCCCTGAATACGGTATGGAAAATAAGGCATTTGAGGATTATAATACCCCAATACGGGTACAAACGGATACTTATCGATCCCCATCGGGTTAGGGCCATCATACATTACCTTACCTTCAATGACGATAGCTAATCGCACTGTAGGAATTTCTTGTTCTACTACAGTTACCTGCGGATAATATCGTAAAAATTCTTTTAGTGCTTCTTTGTCTGGTGAATTCCATTCCATAGTCTCACCAGTTTGACTATCTACCAACATCTTTTGAGTACGATAATCTCTATAATAATATTCATCATAGGTCAGCAAATTTTTGAATCCGTAATTATACGACTCAGGCATAAACTGGAATTTACCATCTTTACCGTCGCCGTACGCATTTCCAGGTAACTCTAATATTTCTTCAGCCTTATCAGGCATCAAAGAAATGCATTCTCTTTTGGTAAGAAAAGATCTTTTCCATATAGAATTACAATCAGAAAGGTCGGGTTTGCGAAAATAAGGATCAATCAAAAAAGAATTATACGAGCAGTTATCTACCTTAATATTACCTGATACCGGATCCGATCGATAATCTACCCAGACTTGCAACAGATTCATACCTGTTACTAAGGCGCCATGGAAAGATTCAGATATAGTTTCCAGAATATTTTCTTGATTAGAAGCCCACAATAAGGTTTTAGTGAATTGGTCTGCAGTTTCCTCGTCAGCATTTTCTACCGGAACCGCTATCATCGATTTACGATTTTTGCGTTGATACCCACCAACCATATTAACTACACGCCTAATACGATTAAAATTAAATTGCTTACGCCGATTAGCTGGCAAATTTCCATAAATATCGTTCCAGAGAGTCTGATGACCTTCCATAAATCGGATATCAGTATCAGCTTCACCCCAAAAAGATTGATTAATAGTTATAGCTTCCGCATAGAAAGCTTCCATACGAGATAAAATAGATTTATCTTTTTCATCGTAATACGCATTTCCAAGCTGCGGGAATAACATGCAGGCTCCTTAATTTTATTGATCAACTTATCATAGAATTGGATAAAAAAGATATCAACATTCTTCTACCATTACTTTAAAATCCGTAGTGCGCTCTATCACCGCGGTACTCATATATGTAGGATTTAAATATTTTTTTATTAATTCTTCGCATTTGTGATAATCGCAACTATCCCCACAAGTAAATAGATCAATAAAACAAGAATTAAATTCGGGATAGGTATGAATAGTGGCATGGGATTCCTCCAAAGTTATACAGAGGGTCATTCCTCCATTAGGAAATTCTTTGCCGCACCAATTTACAACAGTTGCTCCTGCTTCGCAACAGCCCCCCACCATCATCATAAACAACCCTACATTATTGCTGATGGCAGAAGAATCGCACCCTGCGCAGTTAGCCATATAATGAATACCTGCATCTTCATACCCGTAACACCCCACTCCTAATAACACTCCCAATATTAATTTCTTAATCATTGACCACTTCCTTGTGTTTAAGAAATACTAAATAGCTACTCAAGCTAAGATTTATCAACATTAATATAGTAAATATAGCGGAAAAGCTTAACGATAAGGTTTCAAATAAAGTCATTATATTCCTATTCTTTATGATTCCTAGAGCGCCAGGATATAGAACTACTTACGAAGTATAACTTTCATCGCTACATCCTCAGCCATCAGATATTGAGCACAAAATCTCGCCACCTTCTCCGGATCATAATATTTACAACTAAATAAATCGAGATAGATATTACGCCGGGCAGTATGCACCGTCAGCGCAGAGGTTTCAATTAACTGAACGGCTGTATAACCTTCTTGATCTCCCTTTCCAAACCACTCAATATGCGCCCTATTATAAGGTTTCATCTCTATAAACTTACATAAAGCTATTATAAAATCCTGTAGAAACTCGGCCGCCTCTTGGCTGTGGGAAAAATAAACAGTATTATGCAAATCCAGATGAAGAGAAAGACCCCATGCGCGGCTCTCTTCATAAGTCGAGTGTAGCGCATCGGCCGCCAGGCAAATACTTGAAGATAAAATACTTAATACCACTAAACTAAATCTTTTCACACCATTCCTTTCTAATAGGCAGCTCGCCCCCCCATTACGCCCTTGTACCACATTTGCAACATTTCTTATCCTGATTGCAGTATGAATTTTTAAACACAGATTCTTCCCTTAGCTTAGGGCTTTGTCGATTCTCCCATGAAAATAAAAACCGGTTGCCTTTTTTAACAATATGGGGAGTAAATCCATGGCCCAATGGCACTAAAGCCGAGGGCATTACATTGGTATATAAATCATCGAGAACCTCTTTGTTTTTTTCTCTCCACTCTTCACCCTCTTTAATAGCGGTTGCCTTCAGATCTTCTTCACGCCTTCGCTTTCTTTGCCGTTTCCATGGTCGCCACACCCCCTCAATTAGATAAGGAAATGTCAGGATCCCTGCAAAACAACCTAACATAAATGTACCGAGTAAAAAAAACACATTTTTCCTTTTTAATATTCTGGCAAATCATCACGAAAAACCGCGGGCATGTTTGCATTGTGTTCGCCATACATTGCAGCTCTATATCTCCTCTCAAGCTCCTGAGCCGATACACCATCACGAGTTTTAGGAAGGGAGACTGCTAAATATCTCATGCTGTCAGCAAAATGAGAAGAAAAGTCATGCAAAGGATGATTCTTATAAACTTTACGTTTAACATCGTACTCCTGACGATAATTTTCCAGAGCCTTAATTAACTCTTTGCACTTAATATCATCTATCCACACTTTACTCAAAGTTGTTCTCACAGCCTCTATACCATCCACAATAGACACATCATTAGCTGTAGTAAAATTAACGCCCAGCTGACGAGCCTTCTCCAGCCGGGTAATACCAGAGCCCCACTCCTTAACCTTAATATCATGAGGCGCAATATGCTTGCCATAAGAATAAGGCTTACTTTCCAGAATCTTAACATAGTGTTCGAGCCCCTCTTTATTATTTTCATAACAGTCTATCAAACGAACTGTCTGTCCGATAACCTGAAAAAAAATAATTGTAGTAGAATCTCGTACTCCTAAATCCCATGCCGTATGAACCTTAAAGCCGTTCTCCCAGGGTACCTGTCCAATGCGACCATCTAAACGCATACGGTCCAGATACTTAGCATAATAAGCACCCTCGACGCCCATCTCAAAGCTGCAAAAATATTCTTGCATGATAAGATCATCCGACATTAATCCTTCACGGCGCTCGCGTTCAATTTCTTCCATCGGAATATGATTCGTATCTTCGACGGAAAGTTTATAAGCAAACCAATCGGGCGACTCTCGAGCAATTTGAAGTAACTCCCATAAATGATTCTTTCCTCTCGGAGTGGATATAAAAAGAGCCCATCCATCATTCGCCGTTAGAATAGGACGAATATATTGATACGCACGAGGATCCTGTAAAGCATACTCGGAAAAGACTACGCCCTGAGGATTAGTTCCCATCAAAGTATCATAGTTATCTGACCCGACGAGTTGAAGCAAAGATCCATTGGTAAAACGAATCTTCATTTCTTGAGAATTTTTACTCTCAACAAGCTCCGGAGGGATAAAATCTAGAATGCGTTCACCAGTATTAGTAATAGAATCCCAAATTACCTTCTTAGCTTGCGAATAGGTAGGAAAAATATAATAAACTACACAAATTTTTCTTAAGCACTGCCTAATACACAGATTAAAGGCAGTGATATCTTTGCCAGCTCGCCTTGGCAATATAGCGAGTACGCGCTTATACCCTTTATTCTCAATAGCATCTAATATGGGAAGCTGGTATTGGCGCGGTAAAAATTTATTTAATCTTATTTGAGTTTCAATCTTGGTCATAACATCCCGGACAAGGACACTTTTCGTTGAATATTTTTTCTTTAATCGCGCGGTTATAGTTAGATTCGCACATATCAACCAACTTATGACCTCCCGGAAACATTTGACGCGCTATCCCAAAACATGGAGCAATTGTCATGTTGACCGTGTGCATTCTTGCCATAAGATCTCGTGCTTTTTTGATTCGATCACTGGGCTCATCCAATTCCCACTCTTCAGGCGCAATATTAAGCTCAGTCAACTCTTTAGAACATGCTTGAATAGTTTCAAATGAAACCATTAAGATATGCATTATCTTTTTGTTCAGTTCATCTCTGGTATACCTTTTTGCCATCTTACCCTTCATGTTTAGAAATATGCGATTTCATTCGTGATTTAACTGCTACTTCTTCTGGAGATTTCTTTAGCGGAACAGACTCAGATTCAGGATATTTCTCCAAAATAACGGTAATGTTCCCCTTACTCGCTTCTTCTTTTTGCCGTAATGCAGCTTTCCATTCTGCCGCTTTTTCCCAACGCTTGTTATATTGATGCATAGAACTAGACACTATACCTGAATCAAATTTGCGTTTTAAGCCACCTTTTTCTCTTCTAAGCCCAATCATCCGCACTGCTTGTTTGTGAGCTTCACGGAAGAATTCAAAGCGCTCTGTCCACTCATAATAAGTCTTTTCTGGAATACCGAGAGTTATATAGAGGTCTTCAACCGCTAAATAATCATCATTATGCATGGCTTCTTGGAGAATATGTTTGGCAAGTTTTTCCAGAAAGGATTGGGTAACTACTTTCATTTCAAAATCCACAAAAGACCTATATTCACCTAACCAAATAGGCTCTTCTTTGGGAGAGTGTGGTTTTTTAGATCTAATAGTGCGTTTTTTGCTATTATTTAAAGTTTTGCCCATCTATCTCCTCGACGAGCTACACCCCTGGAGGAGCGAGCTCTTTTACTATAATTATTGTTCTCGGATTCTCATCATATTTTTTAGTAGCATAAATAGAAGCAATAATACAGTCGTCAGTGTATAAAATTCCCGTGCCTATGTCAGCAATAAACTTAATAAGGTTATCTAAGTCGGGCTTGAAAACATGGGGAGAATGGCATAATTTGTCACGCTGTCTTTTGCTTTGGTTTTGGGGCATTCGCATCATAAAAGTAAGATGCATCTCTATAGGGGCTTGAAATAAAGGCTGATTGGCATGTTGACTGGCCAATTGTAATCCATGGACTAACTTTAATTGCTTCTGCGCATCCCAGATACGACGCCCAGTCATACGCGCTCTAGCTAACGCAACCGGATCTCCTTGAAGGGTGTAGGTTACTTCTCTCATATAATTTCCTTTTGGTGTATTTTATATACTCGCTAGCAAGCCAACTCAGCTCAGTAGCGTCTGAGTTGTAAGATTGTTCTACCAAATCAGCCACCATTTGTCTTTGAAAAGTTAGTGCTTCTTCTGTAGACATAAACTTACTACACGTACGTAAATATTCAGGATTCAAGAGTATATAAATTTCGTTAGCAAGCTTAATTACATGCTTCATATATCACTAAAAGGGTTAGTTCCATTAAGTATATTAGCAAATTGAGAAAAGAGTGCATTAGGATTATTTGCAGCGGCTTGTTGGAGTTTTTTGGATCGTATTGCCTTAAAATGGGCATCTCCTTTAGACACCTCCTCTCTCCAACATTTACGATCTTCCTCTCGCTTTAATGCGTCTGCTTCAGCTTTCAACTTCATTTCTACTCCAATATACGCGGTATCTTTAGCTTCTTGAGCAATATCTTTGGCTTCTTTTACTTTTGGATACACTTTACCACTCCCAATTTCAAAATTACCCTCTTTTTTGTAATTTTTCTTGACTTCTTGAACTGAATCTTTATTTTTAATAACTTTTTTATAATACATAGTATTATTTGTGTGACATCGCTGTGGATAACTTTTAGGTTTAGGGGTATATAACATAGATTTATGGAACCACTTCAAGCTAGAAAAAAGATCTAGCATTATCTTCCTGAAAGAAAAATGGTGGAAATATTCATTCACCTCATACAGACAGGTCTTCTTAACTCCCGACCAAAATTTCTTAACTATGCCCAACTCATGCAGCTCATTAGATAACCTGACCAAAGTCTCCCGAGCACAACCCCACTTTTTAGCTAACTTTAACTGAGAAAAAGTTACCATACTATACGAATTATCTAACTTCAGAACATAATTAATAAACCGTTGTCGCAATAAACGATCATCACCACGAGAACAAAATTCTCTGATTTTATTTTCTAAAGAAAGTAGATTTTCTATTTGACTTTGGGGATTAGGTAGGGTATTATTTAAATACATTTGAAATACTTTCATTATTTCAGATTGTGATTATGGGCACCCGGGTGATCAACTAAGAAAAACCGGGCCCTTTTTTTATTTCAAAACTAATTTACCTTATCAAATCTTTAGCTCTTTGACCAGAGCTATCTCCTGTTTTTTCTTTACAAAATCTCTTGCGCCTTTTCTCATTTATAGAAAAACATTCCGCTACAACACTATCCAATTGATCGTCTAAATACTTATCAAGTATAAGACATTCCCTTTCATGCACGCCTAATTCGGAGTACTTTTCCAGCTCATTTAGAGCCTGTAATATTGCAAATATGTCTTTAACTAATTCATGATTCATTTAATTTCCTTATGCTGGTTTAATATTCTGCAAGATTTGTTCTAGGTCTTCTTTTTTATAAAGGCGATAGTTATTTTGAGGATTTCTATAAACAGAAATTTTTTTATCTCTTTCCCAATTTCGTAATGTATTGGTTGTTACACCTAAAAAATTAGCCGCATCTTTTATTTTTAAGTAATCCATTATTTTTAGCATTTAATATTCCTAATCATTTAATTTCCTTATTCTTTAAAATATCCTCATTCTTCTCTATATACTGGGTTATCTTAGCCAATGTTAAAAACGTGGGCTTAACCCCGTAATCCATAAAATTCATCAATGTATTGCGACTAATCCGTATCTCCTCTGCTAATTGATTCCACGTGAGCAACTTATAGGTGCGAATCATTATCAACGCTTTCTGCAAATCTTCCATTTTAACTCCTATTTATCACACCCCCTAAAGAAGTGGAATTGTTTTTTAATTATCTCTTGACATAATAGTACACCATGGTACAATTAATTACAAGTAAAAGAAACCCAGAGGAAGAAGATGGAAAAGAAAATACAAGATCTATTAATGAACAGAAATAAAACCTATTATACATTTATGTCATCATTCTTTGATGCTTTTTATAAATATATAAACGCTGACATTAGTAAAAAATCATTCACTAAAATTAAAAGCGAATACAATTTATTAAAATCAATCCTTATCGCGACTCTAAAGCAGCTGGAAAAATATCCAGATCTGAGAGAGTCTATAGACGCTAGTTTATTGGATTGTATTTACGAAATCGGTGAAGTATGTACGAATGTAGCAACAAAAGAAAACGACTTAGAAATAAAATTAATTAAGCAAGCGAGTAATAAATTCAAATCTTGCTATGCATGAAGTAGAGGTAAAAGAAACAAGAAGGAACTAAGTGGAAAATTTAAAATTTTATGAAAATTGGTTTGGCAATAGAGGGTACGAAGTATCTTCTGAAGACTTCAAAGAAATATGGAAGGATGAGACTTATATCTATTGGATACCCAATAATGAAGTTATTTTAGAATCTCTCAGTAGCGATAATGAAGGATGGATAGTTTATGCACCTATTAACAGTATGTACATGGAAATAGAAGACGAAGTTAAAATTATTGCAAGGAACTAAGATGAATGAATGTGCTAAATGTTCATGTACGGGCACGTACCTTAAATGAAAGAAACACAAAGGAACAAAGTGAATAAATGTACCGTATGTAATCAATCAACTGATTACCAAGCTTTAACAATTTGCGATGATTGTCATAACACCTATTCAACTGACGAATTGAAAGAGATCATTAAAGGGGATCTTCACCCTTCACATTCTCCCCATGACGAATTAGCTTCTCTTTTTAGTGCCACCATTACGGCGTATGGAGAATCCTTGGATGGAATGACCACTACCATTGAATTTTTCGAAACCCTCCTAAAAGAAGCGCCGGCAAGAATAGAAGGGGAAGTATGCACTCCCGACAAACACCTATACCTAAGCTGGAAGCAGGATGTTAAACGAGAGTGGAAAATAATGATAAAGTATAGAAATGAAGAAGAAGAAATGGTAGAAAAACCTCTTCTCTCAACCTCCGCTAATATTCGCTTCTTATCGTTACAGTTACTTCGGCCATTTATCAACCAAATAATTAATAATGCTTCTAAGTTTACTATGCAAATACAATCTTATTTAGAAGAAATAAAATAAGGGACCCAAATGAACTCAAATAAAATAGCAATTATGGAATCACCTTTATGTGATGCTTTCCGTGTATTAGAGAATCAAATAAGAAAAGAATGTGACGCCCTAAATAAAAAGATTTTATTAAAGAATACGAAGAGCACCCAAGATTTAAAAGAATTTATAAAAATCACCTATAATTTAAATGCTTTTTTTATCGCACTAGATAATGCACTCCCTTTTTTCAATCAACAAAATGAAAAAATAGAAGAAATCGTAGTATTTTTAAAGAATCAAGGATACATCACTGAAGAAAAAATATATGAAGAAGAAACAGGAAGGAACTAATGACACTTCAACAAGTAAAAAATATAGCCTCTACTCGAGAGAAGGATATACTCCTCAAAATTATAAGCTCTTGCCAAAAAGGCCGTGAATTCGAAGATGCAATAATCCACGCTTTTGGTGAACGTGAGCACTCGCTAAGTTCTGATCACTGGAAAGACTGGGATTCCGAAGCCAACGGCCTTGTTGAAGATTTCTTTTCTCATACAGAGTCGGACTGCTTGGGATGTGCAATCAGCTATCCCAACGAACAAATATGAACTGCACTATATGTAATGTAGAAGCGCCACTTGTAAATAATGAATGCTATCTCTGTTATTACAAACGGATGAATAATGCCTAGACATATTATTATAAAAAATAAAAATTTACCCTATGGTAAAAAACCTGCGCGGAAAGAAAGAATAAGTCCTCTCCATCAAACCCTCAATAACATTGGAGCTATTATGGATGAAGCTTTCATTAGACAATTTCCCGAACTAGAAAAACTTCGTACCACAAAAAATGGGGTGTTAGATTTTGTGTTAAAAGCGGTCAAAGAAAAACTAGAAAGAGAACCTAATGACAATCGCTGAATTAGCCGAACAATTAGAAGTGCATATTAATAAACGCATGGAGAAGTTCTCCAAGTTAGGAGCACGCGTTAAAGAGCTTAATACTCAAGCTGCACAATGCCAAAAAGAGAGGTAAGTAATGACACTGATACCTAATTTATGGAAGTCTCCTATTAAAGAGATTCCGCCTATGCTTCAATCCGTACTCGTAGTGATTAATGACCTAATTTATATGGGATCTTTCACATATTGGGAAATATACCATCCAGACCAAAACACAGAGAGAAAAATCTTTTTTTCTCCCAACTATTGGATAGAAATTCAATGCGATGAATGTACCATAAAAGAGGATACTCATTGTTGTTGTGATGAAAACAGGAAATTAGATGAATTCAATCCTTCATTTGATATAAGCGAAATTTCGTGGTGGATGGAACTTCCTCCAATACCTTTAAGAAACCTGAAAGAAAATAATGCAATCCTGTAAAACCTGCACTGCTCCAATAGCTGGATCAAAAAATATATGCTATCTCTGTTATCGTAAATATTATGACTCACTAGGAAGATAAAATGACAATCGCTGAATTAGCCGAACAATTAGAAGTGCATATTAATAAACGCATGGAGAAGTTCTCCAAATTAGGAGGGCGCGTTAAAGAGCTTAATACTCAAGCTGCACAATGCCAAAAAGAAATGTATACTATGGTTCAGGAATTAGAGCCGGTAGAAAATCTGGTAAAACTACAATATCCTAACTTAGCTCCTTTATTTGAGGCGCTCAAAGAAGAATACGGGAAATAATGGAATTAAACTTATTTAAATATATTTCGGACGCATTCAAAGATTTATCTTCCAAGATAGATTCATTGATGGAATCTAAAAACGTTAAATGTGCGCCATCTAGATCGTCAGAAATTAATGAATTGGCTGCAGCGTTAGCTAAAGCTCAATCTCAAATAAAAATTGCAGACCTAAATAAATCTAACCCTTACTTCAAATCCAGCTATGCCGACTTACAATCTATTGTGAGTGCCTCAAGGCCCGCATTAACTGCTAACGGTCTTTCAATTACTCAACAAATAATAGATGACAACGAGGGTAGCTGGTTAATTACTACTTTATGGCATACGTCGGGCCAATGGGTCCAATCTAAGCGCCGTATTGTACCCGCTAAAAATGATATTCAAACCATCTCTTCTCACACTACTTATTTAAAGCGTATTTGTTACGCTTCGCTCATCGGCGTCGTATCCGGTGATGAAGACGACGATGGAGAAGCAGCTGTAGCTACTAGTCGCGACACCTTTGCCAAAGGCGTTGCTTTAAATACAAAGTACAATCCTAAGGAAACCAGCGTAGAAGTAATCACTAAAGAGCAATTAGAAGAAGCGGATTACGAACTTGCAGAATACCCCGATATTTGCGAGATGGTTCTCGAGGGATTAAAGATACAGTCACTCGCAGATATGCCGAAGCAAAAATTCCTGTCGGCAATGCAAAGA